AACACGCTACAGAGTTCCGTAAACACCTTTCTGCTTTCCAAATGGAAGATGTTAATAAAGCTGAAGGCTATCTCATTGATGGTTTTGGTTCTCTTTATGAGTACTATCAATCAGGTTTAATTGAAATCATTGAGTTTGAAGGTGATGTATTTGATGAAACAAAAGACGAATTACTAGAAAAACGTCTGATTACTATCATTGATCGTAGATACATTATCCGTAACATTGAGAATCCATCATGGTTAGGTCGTGATTCTAAACATCATGTAGGTTGGAGAACTCGTCCAGATAACCTTTATGCTATGGGTCCTTTAGATAATTTAGTAGGTATGCAATACCGAATTGACCATCTAGAGAACTTAAAAGCTGATGCTCTTGACTTAACTATCCATCCACCTCTTAAGATTAAAGGTGATGTAGAACCATTTATTTGGGGTCCAGAATCAACCATCCATATTCCTGAAGATGGTGATGTAACTGCAATGCCTCCTAACCAAGCTGCTTTCCAAGTTAATAATGAGATTGGCACTCTTATTCAACTTATGGAAGAAATGGCTGGTGCACCTAAAGAAGCTATGGGATTCCGTAGTCCAGGTGAGAAAACTGCTTTTGAAGTACAGCAACTGCAAAATGCCGCAAGTCGCATCTTCCAACATAAGATTAACAAATTTGAGATTGAATTCCTAGAACCAATCATCAACACTATGTTAGAAGTATCTAAACGATATATGGATATTGCAGAAGTTGCTAGGGTAATGGATGATGATCTTGGCGTAGCTGATTTCATTTCTATTACGAAAGAAGATATAACGGCTAAAGGCAAACTTCGTCCTATCGGAGCTCGTCATTATGCTGCTAGAGCACAGCTCATTCAAAATATGCTAGGTATCTTTAATAGTCCTATGGGTCAAATGATAGCTCCACATCTCTCTTCTAAACGCTTAGCGTCTATGATTGAAGAGTATATGGGCTTTGAACAATATGAATTTATTAAGGATAATGCTGCTATCTTTGAACAAGCCGAGACTCAAAAACTTGTAAATCAAGTACAGCAGTCAATACAAACTGAACAAGCCACACCAGGATTAGAGGAACAAATGCTCATGCAGCAAGAAGAAGCCCTTAATCCTAATGCTGGTATGATGTAAGTTTAACTTGACTTTTTAACAAAACTATGGTATAATTATTATATGGATTTAAAATCTGAAAAAGCTAAAAGCTTGTCTAAAAACCAAGTCTTTTTAGAACTTAGAAAGTATATCCAAGAACAGCTTGATTTGTCAAACCGTAAGTCGTTAGATGAGGATAACTTCTCTCTACCTGCCTGGTCTGAGCATCAAGCGTACCAATTAGGCTTCCAAAAAGCCTTTCTTAAACTATATAATCTTATTCCTGACCAAGGAGCAATAAATGACGGAAGCAACAGCAACACAAGCAACGAATAACGAACCAAGTACCAACGAAGTTCAAACACAAGATAGCCAAAAACCTGAGTTTCAGATTCCGACAGAAGCTGTAGACTTTGTAGGCGATGGTAAGAAGTATAACTCTGTAGAAGATGCGTTAAAATCAGTTCCTCACGCACAGAAGCATATTCAAACTTTAGAGTCTGAATTAGCTACTTTGAAGGAAGAACTAACTAAACGTAAGACTGCAGAAGAACTTCTAGATGAATTGAAGTCTGGCATCCAACAACCTGAGAATACCACTCAATCTGCTGGAATAGATCAAGATACAATTACGAACCTTTTAAACCAAACTCTAGAGAATAGAGAAAAACAAGCTAAAGCTAAGTCTAATGCTGATGCAGTAGCTCGTAAATTTGTAGAAAAATATGGCGATAAAGCTGAGGAAGTCTACAATAAAATAGCTCAAGAGAGTGGTCTAAATGTTCAGCAATTAAATAACTTGGCAGCTAGTTCTCCAAACGTAGTATTAAAACTTTCAGGTCTTGAAGGCTCATCTACACCAGTAGGTAAATCATCAAGTTCTGTGAACACAGAGGCACTCAATACTAAAGTTGATCCAAATCAGCTTTCAGCTAGAGTTAAATCAGGTGCGACAACGAAAGATTTAGTTAATGCGTGGAAGATTGCTGGTGAAAAAGTTAAATCTCAACTTAACTAATAAGGAAATATTATGTCTCAATTAACTTCTAATACTACTGCTTTTATTGAAGCACAACAGTATTCACAGTTCATTCTTGACAACTTACACGACTTCTTATTGCCAGAAGGTTTATACAGAGATGTATCAGACTTTGGTTCAGGCACTACTTTAAACATTAAGACAGTTGGTACAGTTACACTTCAAGATGCTGCTGAAGATACACCTTTAGCTTTTAATCCTATCGACACAGGTAACATCACACTTTCTATCACTGACTACGTTGGTGACGCTTGGAAAGTTTCTGATGAACTACGTGAAGATGGTGCTCAAGTTGATGCACTTATGTCAATGCGTGCTATGGAATCTACACGTGCTCTTGGTGAAAACCATGAATCACGTTTCCTAGCTGTAGCAAACGGTGCTCAAACTAACGCAAACGTAAACTTAGTAAATGGTCGTCCACATCGTTTTGTAGCAGGTGGTTCAGGTGGTACAACTCGTGTTATGACTTTAAGCGACATCATTGCTATGAAATTAGCATTTGACAAAGCTGGCGTTCCTGCTGGTGGTCGTATTGCTATTGTTGATCCAATTGTTGAAGCTACTTTAAATAGCATCACCAACTTGGTTAATGTTTCAAACAACCCAATGTTCGAAGGTATCGTAACATCAGGTTTTGCTCGTGATCATAAGTTTGTGAAGAACATTTTCGGTTTCGATATTTGGACTTCTAACTACTTACCAGTTAAAACTGCAACAGAAGCATTAAACGCTTCTTCTTATGGTTTAGCTAATGACACTGCAGAAATTGGTGACGTTTCTAACGTATTCATGAGTGTAGCTGATGATTCAACAAAACCAGTTATGCACGCATGGAGACGAGCTCCTAAGACAGAAGGCTGGAGAGACAACGAAGAACGTGCTGATAAGTATCAAGTAACATCACGCTTCGGTTTCGGTGCCCAACGTGTTGACACACTTGGCGTTATTTTAACAAGTGGTTCTACATACTAAGGAGAAATATTATGACATTCGAAATTGATGCAAAACGTGGAGTTCTAAACCACTACGGTGTTAGAACAACAAACGGTAAGTTTGGTGCTCAGCAATCAACTAAAGATGGTATTGTAAAATCTGCAGTTTGGGATTTTGATTACAATGACCTTCCTAACTACGGATCTGGTGGACTTCATTTCCAAATCCCAGCTAATGCAACAATTGTATCAGCATTATTATATGTCGATGTAGCGTTTACTTCTACATCTACAACAACTGATTTAGATATCGGTTTATATACTGCTGCTGGTGCTGCTATTGACGCTGATGGTTTAATTACTGCAGCTAATGCAACACAAACAACAATTGGTACAGCAGGTAACGTAATCACTGGTTCTGGTGCTCTAGTTGGTAAAACAATTGGTGCAACAGCAGGTGAATTAGTTGTAACTCCTACAGTAGCAGATTTAACAGCAGGTGCTGGTCGCATCGTTGTTGAGTTTGTTTACAACAAGGACTAAGCAATAAACTTGGATGGGCTCTTACGATGGTAGGAGCCTCTCCATTCTTATAAGGAATTCAAATGACGATCCAACACAAATTAATTACAGATCCAGACATCCACGAACCAAAAGGTGTAGCTGCTGCCGTTATAGGTAAAGTATACCAATCCGATGGAGCTGGTTCAGGATCTTGGGTCTATCCTCCAGGAAAAGCACATGCCGAAATTTATATTGATGCAGGAGCAACTGCACAAACACTTTCCGCTGCATCAGCCTATGCTAAATTAAATCCAGGTACAGAATGGACAGCTGGAGTAACAAATGTATTAACAGTATCTGCTGCTAATGGAACAATCACACTTGCTGAAGCAGGTAATTATTTAATTAATTTTTGGGCTCATTTTAGTACAGCTTCTATTGCTAATGGTACATTATACAATTTTAAATTTAACTTAGATGGTACGTCAAGTGGTAGGACTTTAACAGTTTCTAAATTTAGTAATGGTGCAGATAAATTACATCTATCAGCAACTGGCATCGTAACTGCTACAGCAGGACAATTACTATCTATCTATGTTGGTGGAGATGCAACATCATCATCTACCGCAATTACAGTTATTGAAGCAGGTTTATCTGCTGTTAAGTTATAGGAATATATCATGGCTAAAATGACACTACTTGAGATGGTACAAGACATCATGTCTGATATGGATTCAGATGAAGTCAACTCTATCAATGATAGCACAGAGTCTCTTCAAGTAGCACAAATTATTAAGTCTACTTACTACAATATTGTAGATGGTAAAGACTATCCATTCTTTAAAGAGCTATTTCAATTAGATACAAGTGGTACGGTAAGTCGTCCTACACACATGAGATTACCTGAAACAATCATTGATCTTGAATGGATTAAGTATGATTGTAAGAAATCAGGAGAGACTCGTAATCGTTATACAAAGATTGAATACAGGACTCCAGAAGAGTTTCTTGATATCATAGATAAACGATTAAGTACGGCTACTAATATTCAAGTAGTAACTGACGCTACAGGTATTAAACTTAATATCTATAAAGATAAAGCTCCTACATGCTTTACATCCTTTGATGATGATTATGTAGTATTTGATGCTTTTAACAATACTGTAGAGTCTAAT